GCCGATCGGCACGGCGGCGCGTCGGCTAAACGTTTAGTCGATCGGCACGGCGGCGCGTCGGCTCGTCGGCTAAACGTAACGAAGGGCCGATTTTCTGGCGTTTCGGCTGCGCGCCGCGCCGTTACGTTTATCGTGTAAATTGGTTGACCAATTTTTAACATTATGTTAAATTTCCGACTTTAGCCGCCGTAACGTCGTGACGATCAACAAGTTACAGCGGTTATATAAAGTGGGATATAAAGTAAACCGCATAACTCGTTGCTCGTCACGACGTTACGCGAAAAATGTGTTTATAAAATTTTTTATAAACACAAAACAGGGGGGTGTCTGAATCCTTATAACGTAGTGATTTACAATAACTTACAAGCAGGCCGCTGCATACCAAAAACCAAGAAAAAAACAGCCTAACCCGTTGGTTTACAAGCCTTTAGGGTCAAAAACGTTGGTATAAACAAAAAAAATTTTGAAAATTTTTGAAAAAACACCCCAGTAGGGGGTCGATTTTTGAAAAGTTTTAAAAAGGCCTTCTTATCCACCACTACTTATGCGTAGTTGTCAAGTTTATAATATAAACCGCTGGTGTAGAACGAGTTACAGCCATTATTAAAGAATTTTAAGAACAACGAATAACGACAAACCGCCGCAACTGTCTGTAAATCAATAACATATTATAACGACATCTACCTAATTGATTTTCAGACTGTTAACTATTTTGTGTTGGGATAACCTTATAACTCGTTGAAAATCAATGCAAATTATCCCAACGTTCAACGGTCTGAAAATGAACGAGTTGCGAAAAAATGTGGGCATAAGTTTTTCTTATACTTTCCTGGCGCGGCATAAGCAAAAATAGGGGTAAAATCGAATAATTTCGGCAAAACGTATAAAAAAATCCAATAGGTATGCCGCGAAAAAACGTTGCCTGGGCTTGCGTATTTCGAAACCTTTTTTTACCTTTGTGATACGGGGGGAACCCCGGGCATATTCAAACGTATTTATTAAAAATTTTTAATTATGACCTCCGCAATCAAAGCCGCAGTCCGCGTGGCCCGCACAGGCGTTACGAAATGTGTAGACGATTTCACGTTCGTCCCCGCCGACGCGCAGACGCGCATGCAATCGGCCCTTGTGTGCGCGGGCTTGGGTAGCCTGCTGGAATAGGGGCTCGCCCCGGAAAATTGAAACGTGCGGATCGTGCCCGCGCCGGGGCGCAATGCGATTTTGCAGAGCATACTAAACCAATCAAACATGAAAAACGAGAAAATGAACAACGTGGAGAACGTTGAGCAGAACGTTGAGCAGAACGTTGAGCAGAACGTTGAGCAGAACGTTGAACGGCAGAAGGCCGCCGCAATTCTGCGGGCCAAACTGCCCGAACTCTGGGCGCACGGCCTGAATTTCGAACGCCGCACGGGCAACTTCTTCACCGCGTCGGTCTACACCGACGACGACGGTATTGAGAAGGTGCGCCGCACCGTCGTGCCGGACGACGAGATTGCGGCCGACGCCATGCCCGGCGTGGCTATCAAGCGCGCCGCCCGCACCGTGCTCGATGCAGAGAAGGGCGCGGCGAAGCTGGCGGCGTGCGTTGAGGAGTGCCGTAAGGCGCTTGCGGACGCAGAAGCGGAACAAGCCGCGCACGTTGACGCGGTCAAGGACGCAACCGCCGCCGTGATGTGCTACGTGATGCCCGAGCGTGTGAATCGTGAAACGCTCGCCGCGAAGGTAGCCGACGCAGAAGCGCGCGCCACGAAGGCCATTTCCGACGTTGAGCGGCTGCGGCAGATGCTGATTGCCGCCGGGATCGATCCCGACGCGGCGAATTAATCCGTCAAGGCACGAATAGCAAAGCACCCGGCCCGATAGGGCCGGGCTTGCTCGCTTTTAGAGGCAAGCCCGGCCCGGAAACGTCCGAACTGGGGTACTATTGAGGTATGCCCGGCGCGCGGCTCGCGGCCGCTCGGACGGCAAAAATCCGATCGAAACGGCCCGAAACGGCCGTTTCGTTCATTTAATTCAATTACAATTATGTTAATAACATTATCGAATTTTGCGGGCGCGCCGGACAAATCCGTGCGGCTCGAGACGATCGTCGCGCCAAACGGCGATGGTAAGACTACGTTAGTAAATGCGTACTATTGGGCGCTTGTCGGCAAAACGTTGGACGGATTCGACGTGCGGCCCGCGGGCCGTCGCGACGTCGTGACGTCTGTAACGTTAGCCGGTTTTGCGGGTGCGGAAATACGTCGCACGTTGACCGCAAAGGGCACGACGTTGTACGTGAACGGCGACGCCTTGACGCAAACCGACTTCGTGCGCGCGTTCATGGAGCGCGGCGTAGACGTCGAATTTGCCGCCACTTGTGCGGACGTCAACACACTAACCGCCGGTACTGTGACATCGGACCAGTTGCGTAAATTGTTAGCACGTGTGGGCGTTATGGATAACGGCGAGGCCGACGCGCTACGCAAAACGTTATCCGGGTTGCGCGCGTCTCGTGCGGACGCGGAGCGCTTCGCCGTGCTTAACGTGGCAATCCCGACGCCGACGTGCGAACCGTTGACGCGCGCGGAAAGCGAGTTCGCAGATAGGTATGCGCGCGACGTTATGCGCGTTCGCGAGGGTATCGTCTGCACGTGCCCGACGTGCGGGCACGGCTATTCCGCGGTTAAGGTGCGCATGATACGCGCGGAGTATTACGAGGCGCGCGTGCGTATGACGGAGAACAAAGAGGAGAATGCGCGGATCATGGAGAAACTGAACGCTTATAAGGCGGAGCAAGACGCAATCGAGGAGGCGCAGAGCGTTGTAGCACGTGCGCAACGTGCGCGCGGAGCGTTGATCGACATTGACGAGAAAATAGCGACAGTTGAGGCACAGTTACGCGAGGCCGACAAAAACGCTATTCTCGCCGATATGCCGGACGGTTGGTCGATCGAGACAGACAAAACGTTCAAAACGTCGGGACGGACGTCCAGCACGTGCACGTTGACGTACAACGGCATACCTCTAAAAAGCGTGAACCGCGCAGAGCGTGTGCGGCTAGTCGTAGAACTTCTCGACGCTGCGCGCGCCCGTAAAGGTATGCAGGCGTTCCCTATCATCGTCGACAACGCGGAGAGCGTGCAGAAAATAGACGTGCCGAACGTGGTTCGGTTAAGCGTCGGATAATTGTGTAATACAGCCCCGGAAAATTGAAACGTGCGGATCGTGACCGCGCCGGGGCGCGAAACGTTCGGATAGTCTGAACGTAAACTAAAACTTTTATTGTTATGAAAACGCTTAAATTTTCGTTTGATCTGAATTGCAAATTTTCGGTTTACGTGCCCTCAACGGTAAACGTTGATAACATCGACGAAGAGGCCGCCGCACGTATGAAAGAGTACGTTTTAGGTCGTCTCGCGTCGTGGTTCGGAGGTGCGACAACAACGCCCGCTGTCGGCGCGTGGGTAACGGAGGCCGGAAAGATCGTATACGAGAACGTCAATATCGTATACGCGTATTGCACGAGCGAGCAGGCCACAGAACGTTTTAAGGATGTAGTGGAACTGTGCGAGGTAGTGAAGCGTGAAATGTCGCAGGAGGCCGTCACATTGGAGTATAACGGCCAGGTGAAATTCATCTAACGTAAATAATACAGCCCCGGAAAATCGAAACGTGCGGATCGTGCCCGCGCCGGGGCGCAAGAAACGTTCGGATAGTCCGAACGTAAATTAAAACTTTATTGCTATGAACAAAGAACGATTTATCGCTATTTCAAAAGCGCAAATTGGAGAGTACGTCGCGTTTTGCGGCTATCTTAACGTCTTACTCGACGTTGCGGAACAATTAGACGGCAAAACGTTGAACGTAAGATTCAAAAAAGCCGTCGATGCCGCGTGCGAGCAGGTGTACAACCCTAACACAAACGTATCATCCCCGAGGTTTGGTATTTCAACCGAGGTTCGTCGATATGAGACCTGGGAAAACGGGCGACGAGTTTCCTATCAACGTTTGTGGTTCACGTTTTATATGTGCAATCGTTGGATCGCTCTCGGTAAGGATAAGAACGGAGTTACGAACGGAACGTATATCGACGGCGATATGAATTTATCGTTTTTCGTCGACGGGGGAGTTACGTCGGAAAATCGTATTTGCGCTCAAGCGATACGCGAAGCTGTTATCGCTAAAATAAAAAACGTGCGGGAAACGGTAGCGATTCTTATCGACGCGATTGACAGGTACGACTATTACCAAGAAGTGATAGCCGAATTACGTGATGCGATCGGCAATAGCGTTGCGCAGGTTAACCCTAAATTCAGACCGCAAGAACTTACGCGGTTCGCGAGCAACGAATCGTTGGAAAAAGGGTGTAAAACTATAATTGACAGAGTATGTGGGCTTCAGAAGTAATGTTACGCGGATTTGATCGCGTCGAAGACGTTCAGTTTAGACGTTACGTCGGGTTAGTCAATACAGCACAATCACGTTTTGAAGTGTATCATAATGGAGAGTTGTTGCTGTACGTGCGCGATCCGAAGTTTGGGAGATGTAAGCCCTACGTGCATATATGCCGTAGACGCTTCACACGTTCGGTGGTTGAATTTATTAACGAGTTCCTCGGAGGTATCGGTTGCGTCAACAAATTTACGGTTATTGGCAGCAAGTTAGGCGCCGCCGGAGAACGCAAGATCGAGCCTAAATACTGTATTACGTGGCCGACGAATTTATAGCAGGCCTGCTCCGGAAAATCGAAACGTGCGGATCGTGACCGCGCCGGGGCACGAGAAACGTTCGGATAGTCTGAACGTAGATTAAATTTTTATTATCATGATTAAAACAACGTATGTCGACACGTGGGAGGAACCCACGTCGTTTGAGGACTTCATTGAGAGTCTGCGGTACAGTAGCATCGCTCAACACGCGTGCGTTATAACCGGGCGTCTCGGATTGTGGAACGTCCTGCTGGAGATTGTTCCGACGGTGTGCGAAACACTGGTAGACGCTATCTACAAGTGCGTAAATAAATGCGACGAGTGCCGCATATCGCAACACGCTTCGACTATCATCGTCGAGGGTTTTCACCACGACGGAACAAATAGGTTCGAGATTCACGTATTAAACGAGAAAGGACGTAACGCCGACGAATCGCGTTGCGACCTCTCGCGTAGGGAGTATCACTTAACACTTAAAGATTATTTAATATGCTTGCAGTAGGTTACGGAAAGTTCGGTATCACGAACACCGGCGTAAAAGTTCGAGTTTACCGCGCCGGTAGAATGTCGGAACATGAGTTCGGGTCGTTAAGCGCGGCTTTACGTTTCTGCGATGAGAATCTCGTGGAAACGTGTAAAGTGGACGAGGTAGAGGTAGAAGGGACAGTAACAGTACGCCCCACCGTTAGCAAAGCAGAGATTGTGCTACCCCTCCGAACGTTGGACGATGTTATTAATGAGATGTAATATGAGTACGTTCGACAAGTACGTGGCGGTTACAACCACGGTTCATGCTAATTACGTGCAGACGACGGTAAGGTTTCAATGGAGCGAGTGCACGTATAAAGAGTACGGTTTCGGACGCTTGTCTATACCGAGGACTATTTTCAACGCCTCCGACCGTTTAGAGGTATGCGAGGTATACGCTAACGATATTCTCGACGAGAAGTTAAACGGTTTCCCGGAGAACACGTACATCCGAATACGCTATATGTTTGGCCGCGATCGACGTTACAAAGTGACGGAAGCGAGATACGGTGGTCCGGACGGCGTACACGACCTCATACGTGCGTTCGCACCGGAGGTTCCTGACGTAGTAAAGGAGAAGGTGCTCGAAAATTTTGTGCGTAAAATAGACGATGGCGACGTCGAGGGGCTACTCACGATCGTGCGTGCGCTTAAAGTCGCCAGCGGATCAAAATCATTGAAAGAATGAACGTAAATATCTTAAAGTCTGGGAGTAGCGGCAACTGCGTTGTGATAGACGACACTATCATTATAGACGCTGGCTACTGCCCGGAAGTAACACCAAAAGGCCGGGCTGTGTTAGTTACGCACAGCCACAGCGACCACGTGAAATGTTTGGACAGGTTTGCCGACTTGCCGATTTATACGTCGAAGCAGACCGCGGATACGTTGTCGTCTCGCTATCCGTTCATACCGTTTAATATCCTCAAAACGGTGGAGGACATGTCTGTTTTTGGTATGGTAGCTCCGACGTATCGTATTCCGTTCGACGCTAAACCGGGGGAGGAGTACCTCGTGCGCGCGGTATTATTGAACCACGACGCTCCGTGCATCGGATTCGACATTCAGCACGACGGAGAGCGTATATTGTACGCTACGGATTTTAGCGCGTTCCGGGAAAATATCAACGTGCGTGACTACACGGCGCTGTATCTCGAATGCAACAATACGTTGCAGTACTCGGACATGGCGGACGTATTTTTCTCGGAGGCCGAGCCAAAGGATGGTTTTCATCGACGTAAATCGTTTCGCAATCATTGCAACGCGTCGTACCTGTACCACCTGTTCGAGAGCGCAGGGTTCTCCGAGAGCAACCCGTGCGACATACCTCTAACTCTTTTGCACAAATCAACGTATTACTATTCGACTACGCCGGAGGAAATAGTCCGGTTGTGCCGGATAGCGAACGTAAAAAACCCACTTTTATAAACACTTAACAACTTAAACGTATGGACAGATTCCAGATCAAGGGTGCGCCGACGTGCCGCATCGTCTACCCGAACGGTTTGTTCGAGAAAAAACAAGTAAAGGGCGGGGTGGGAGACCCCAAATACAGCGCGATCATTTTGATCCCGAAAGACGACGAGGCGAAAGTCGCGCAGATCAAAGAACGTTTCGCCGAAGCGTTCGACAACCTGCGTAAGCAGGGATTTACGGGCAAGACGCCGAAGAGTATCAACCCGAAAAACTGCTGTCTCGAGGACGGGGACGACTACGCAGACGAAAAGGAGGGTGCGGAGGATTTCCGCGGCTACCTGCGTCTCAAAGTTTCGAGCAAAACGGTCCGCCCGATCGTTGTGGACAAGCAGAAGCGCGTGATCCTCAACGGCGTGCCCATCGCCGGGCTGGACGTTGAGCGTATTTCCGACGAGGAGCTCGGGAGCGGCGACTACATCTTTGCGAACGTCCAATTTTGGACGTACTGCAACTCGACGGCTCAAGGCATCGGATGCAACGTGCTTGCGGTGATGCGCATGGCTCCCGGCGATCCTATCGGAGGCGTATCGCATAACGTAGACGACTACATCAGCCCCGAGGGGTATGAGTAGACCGACATACGTGGGGCACGTAGTTCGATCGAACAAGACAGGCGACACCGGTCTCGTGATAAGCGAGACCGGGTCAACCGTAAACGTTAAACTATCCGGCGTCGTCAAGACGTTACGAAAAAAGGACGTTGCGATCATACGTTAACATGATCGGATCCCGGAACGGAGCGCACGGTTATCCGTGCGTGCGGGACCGTTACCCGCACCGGGCCAAACCACTAAAACGTGAGTATATGACACTATTTTTAGACTTCGAGACGCGAAGCGCCGCAAACCTGCAAGCCGCGGGCGCCCACAGGTATGCACAGGACGCCTCAACGTCCATATTGTTGTTATCGTATGCGTTCGACGACGACCCGGTTAAGACTACCGCGATTATACCGGAGGGCGTGTACGAGGCGTTGGCAAACGACGACGTTTTGAAAGTTGCGCACAACGCGGAATTTGAAATGGCGATCATCCGGCACGTTATGGGCATCCCCGTGAATCCCGCGTGTTGGTTCGACACCGCGTACCAAGCCGCGTATCTCGGCTACCCTCGTGCGCTCGACCACCTTGCAAAGATGCTGCGCACGAAAAACAAGGCGTCGTCGGAGGAAATGATGTTTTTCTCCACACCGCGAAAGTCAAAAGACAAGACGATAACGTTCAATGAAATGCGTGATTTCCCCGAGGAGGCCGTGCGTTTCATCGAGTACTCACGTATAGACGTAGAGGTTCTGCGCGAGATTTATCGTGCGATGCCGCCGCTACCTGTTCAAGAACTATTCGCTATGCGTTATACGTTTGAGATTAACTTCAACGGAGTGCCGTTTGACCTCAAACTCGCGTATAATATCTACAAAAAGTCTTCCGAGTATTCGGAGAAAGCAGGGCGGATAGCAAAGGAGAAGTACGGTATTGACAACCTACGTTCGCCAAAACAGGTGCAACTTGCGCTGTTCCGTGAACGTGTCGTGCTGACGAGCCTCAATAAAAAAGAACGTGAGGGCGTGTCGCATGAAATTCTTGACTTACGGGATCAAGCTACGGGCGCGGCGTTCTCAAAGATAATGAAAGCGGCAGAACGTATATGCCCCGACGGGCGTTTACACGGTGAGTTCGTAGGCTACGGAGCGCACACCGGGCGCTGGAGTAGCCGGGGTGTGCAGCTTCAAAACTTCCCTCACGGTAGCGACGACGCAACCGCAGACCTTGCTAACGTGCGCAGCTACGACCACCTGCGTCAGCATCTTCGACTGTGCATATACGCCGGGTCGACGTCCCGTTCGTTCGTATGCGCCGACCTTTCACAAATCGAGGCCCGTATAGTGGCGTGGCTCGCCGCGTGCGAGTGGCGTATGAAGGCGTTCAAGAACGACGAGGATATTTACTCCCGCTCGGCCGAAAAAATGTTCAATATTGAAAACGTGCACAAAGGTATGCCGGAGCGTCAGATGGGAAAGTGCGCCGAGCTCGGCCTCGGCTACGGCGGGGGTGCCGGGGCTATTCAACGTATTGCGCCCGACTTTTACCGAGAGCAAGGTGAGACTAAAGTATCGGAGCTCGTGCGCGTATGGCGGGGCGCAAATCCCGAGATTTGTCTGCTGTGGCGGTTGATCGAGAAAGCGTTTCTCGAAGCTATGAAACGAGGTCTTGCGAAGCTACAATGCGGACAGACGTTCTTAACGTTTAAGTATGACGGCCGTACCGCGGGTATTCAGCTACCGAGCGGCCGATCATTGTACTATCGTGGCACGCACGTTGAGAATGGCACGATCTTCTACCTCGAATATTCTCGGGGAGGTGAGAACGCGGTCCGCACGAAGATGTGGGGCGGGACGTTGCTTGAGAACGTAACACAGGCTATCGCACGCGACGTGCTCGTTGACATTATGCAACGTGTCAAAAACAGAGACGAGGATAGCGAATGCGTAGGCTCGGTGCACGACGAAATTTGGTACGTCGCGCGCGACGGCGAAACGACGTTGAACGTCTTGCTGGAGGAGATGGCTCGCCCTATCTCGTGGGCTCCCGGCCTCGTGACAAAAGGTGATGGATTTACGGATTTCAGATACGTGAAATAATATGAGTGTGTATGACATAGCGTTCGGCTTAAAGCGTTCGCAAACCACCACGAAGCAATATCGTCTCGAATGGGGCGAGATCGTGGAGCGTTTACGAAACGTAACTCGAACCGACGAGACGATGAAACAGTACGCCGAAATGAGTAAAACCCAGCGCGTCGACGTAAAGGACGTGGGGTTTTTCATCGGTGGCCTGTGCACAAAAAGGAAAGTAACCTACCGTCAGTTGCTCGTAATAGACATAGACGAAGCGGCTGACACCACGTTGCCGAAGTTGCGCGAATGGCTCTCCGGCAAATCCTACGTTATACATAGCACGCATAGCTCAACCCCAGAGGAGCCTCGCTTTCGTGTGGTTGCGCCGCTTAATCGTCTCGTGCTTGCAGACGAGTACGGAGCTGTCATGCGTGTGTTGCACGATAAGTTCGAGATACCTATCGACGTGGCTACGTTCGATTTCAACCGGATCATGTTCTTGCCGTCTATCCCAAAGGACGCGGAGTATTTTTTCGAGACGGAGGAGGGGGACGAGTTGGACGTGACGAACCTTGTCGCACAGCTGGATAATTGGCAAGACTTATCGAACGTACCTGTCCCGGAGAAAGTACACGTACAAGACCCAAAGTACAAAGGTGGTTTGATAGGTGCGTTCTGCGCAAAGGTGTCCATACGTGAGGCCGTAGAAACGTATCTCTCGGACGTGTGGCGTAAAGAGAGCAATGGACGGTATACGTTAATAGGCGCTACCACGGTAGGTGGCGGCGTTATCTACGAGGACAAATACCTTTACTCGAACCACTCGTCAGACCCATACCTCGGCAGGTGTCATAACGCTTACGATGCGGTACGTCTGTACAAGTTCGGCGAGGGGCGACAAGGCGAGGCGGCTATGGCCTCGTTGTGTGAAAGCCTCGGCATACGTGCGGACAGCGGAAAGGCTCACCGATTGACGATCGACGGCATGGACGACGAGGACGCGAAAGCGATACTTACTGAACGCTTGGAAGTCGACAAAAACGGAAATCTCGAAAAGACGCTTAAAAACGCACAAACCATATTAAAATACGATCCGGAGATTCGGGATATTTTTGCGTATGACCTGTTCAGCGAGGCGCCGGTGCTTAAGCGAACACCGTCGTGGCGGTCGTTCGACATAAAGCCGGAGAGCGAGGACTGCAAGAACATTCAGACATACACGGAAATGACCGACACGGATGAAAGTTACTTACGTTTGTATTTCGAGGACAAATACGGATTTGATGCCCGGGCTGTGTTGACGGACGCCCTCAATATCGTGGAGCATGAAAACGCTTTTCATCCCGTGCTCGACTACCTCAACTCACTTACGTGGGATGGAGTGCCGAGGCTGGCAACAATCTTCATAGACTGTTTCGGTGTGGCGGATTCCCTGTACGCACGCGAGGTAGGTATTAAGTTCTTTACCGGCGCTGTTCGCCGCGTGTTCATACCTGCCTCTAAAATGGACTACATACCTGTGCTTGTATCGGAGGAGGGCTTCGGTAAGTCGAAGTTTATCCGACGCATGGCGAAGTTGTGGGGCTCCGACACGTTCTACACGTTTAACGGTAGCAAAGAGGCGTATGAACAGTTGCGCGGCGTGTGGATCATGGAGATACCGGAGCTCAACGGTGTTCAAAGTCGTAGCACCAACAGTCGAAAAGCGTTCGTCACAAAGGGCGAGGATAGATACAGATCTGCGTATCTGAAGTACACAAAAACTTACAAACGTCAGTGCGTGTTTATCGCCTCGTCGAACGACGTTGTGTTCCTCGACGATCCGTCGGAGGACGGCAGACGTTGGTGGGGACTAATGTGTAATAAGGATCGTGTTAAGGTTGACATTCACAAAGATACGTTCCTCGATCTCGTGGATCAATATTGGGCCGAGGCCGTCCACTACTACCTGCAAGGCGTCTTACCTGTTCTATCCCCGGAGGCCGAAGAGGAGGCGAGACAGATACGTTTGATCCACAAGTCGGAAGATTCCGAGATCGGAGCGCTCTCCGATTATCTGAATATGCCCGTCCCACCGGATTGGAGACGTATGACAGCGTTCGAGCATAAATCCTATTGGAACAACCAACGTGAGGCGTGGACAGGCGAGCCGCGTGAGTGGATTTGTACAACCGAGGTAGCCCGCGAATTTTATGAGTACGAACGTAAAGATATGACCCCGGCTATCGGACGTAAGGTCGCGGATTCTATACGTCGAACCGGACTGTTCGAGCAGACCACAGTAAGTAAACGGTTCGGCGAGTACGGATCGTGCGTAGCGTGGTTACGAAAAGTTAAACCAAAACAGCAAAAGAAAAATGAGGAGAGTAAAACCGAAGACGTACTTATTGACGCTGGAATATATAACAAATAAATACGGCGTACCTCGGCAGGCCGTCGAGGGGTTGTGTCGATACGAGCCGTTCGGCATCTTGGCTTTGTACGTTGCGAACCGGGTGGAGGAGTTGACAGATATTCGGACGACCAGCGAGAGGTTTGTCGCGATAAGCGAGGAACTTGATCACGATGTTCACGTGTCGATGATTCGGTACTTCTACTATAAGAGATTCTATACGACAAAGCTCGCTCCGCGAAACGAACGTCTCGTGCTCCAGACCTTGCGGGATAATTTTGGTGACAACAAGTTTTGGATGGATGCACTTAAATACGTTCAGCGTGGATGCGTTGATCTCACAGCAGAGTACATGCTTCGCAAAGGTTGTCTCGTTAAGGACATAGCGGCGGACCTACTAATATGTGAAAGTACAGTACGAGTTATACGTTCGACATGGGTACGATCTTAAACCTCTCGAAAGAACGCATGGGCGCTATGCAACGGCTCGCGGCCCGTGGATGTCGTATAATCGAGATGCAGGACGAAACCGTGGAGGAGGTCGTGCGCGTATACGACGAGACTAAAAACGTCTATTGCGTTATAGTCGACGAATACGATGACCCTGTTAAAATTAACGATGTTATAAACGCTGTTCAGTGCCCCGTAGTAACACCGCGTATCGAGGTTCTTGTGGACACTGGTCAGGTAAATTTTGTAGAGTATGAGTGACATTTTGCAAAGGTCGCACGAAGCTACGCTTCGGCGATTAAAGAAACTTCGAGATGCTAAAAAAGCGTCTCGTGCGCTCGAACGTAGGAAAGCGTGGATTATGAAACCAGCACCGGAGGCTACCGTCGCGAGAAACTTGCGCGACGCCATAAAGAAAGCCAACGGGCTTATTCTGAAGGTTCACCCACTTACGTTCAAGGGTGTGCCGGACTATCTTGTCCACGTCGGCGGTAGAACTTTTTACGTCGAGACAAAAACGACGGGGAAAACGTGTTCCCCGGCACAGAGAGAAGCGCATAAGATACTGAAAAAGTACGGTGTTGAGACCTACGTTCTTGATAGACGTATAGTAGAACTCGACGAGCTGTTCATGTATTCCTACAAAACCTATGAGACAAACCCGAGCTCTCGGTATTACCGTGAGTTCACAAACGAAGATAACGATGGAGAATAATGTAACCTGGGAGGCATCCCTTAACAGACTGCTTGCTACGGTAGAGGTGGTAGCAACGAACGTAAAAGGCCGTCATTGGCTTGTAGCCGGAGACGCTTTCGATTCAACGCACACTCTGTTGGATCGTGTATGGAAAACCCTGCTCGACGGAGCGGATAAAATCGCCGAGACGATGAGAGTACTTGCCATGACACCGGAAACAAGCTCGAAAGTGTGGCGAGATCGGTCGTACATCCAACCGGACGACTTGTTGGAGACGAAACGTCTCAACAACACGTACCTGTTCTCGGAGGACACACGTAACGAACTCAATACGATCATCGCAATCGTTCACGACGTCATCGCGGAGCCGGACATGGACGCCACGTTCGAGAGCGATCTGACCGCGTTCACATCGGAGTTACGTCACCACATTTTGTTCCTCGACGGAATGATTCAAAACTGGAACTACGCGAAATAGTATGGAACTGAACGATTATCAACGCAAAGCAATGTCGACGATGATCGACAGTTGCAATAACGACACGTATATGTTTTTCGGCCTCGTAGCCGAGGTAGGAGAACTGTGCGAGAAAATAGCGAAGTGGAGACGTAAACGGTTCGCAAGTATCGACGGTAACATGGTCGTACTCGATACGTTCGATACCGTCGAGGTAGAGCGAAATCGTGCCGAGTTAATGAAAGAACTTGGCGACATTCTTTGGTTTGTTGCAGGCCTTGCAAACCGCATGGACTTCTCCCTCGAAGAGGTCGCGCAAATGAACATAGACAAGTTGTCCCAACGAAAGCAGAACGGGACGATCGTAACGCATACCGATCATTAACATGGTTGAACTACTTGACCACCAAAAAGCGATAGTACGTGAGGAGATTCAACGAAAGAATCTCCTCGTCGTCGCACCTATGGGGGCAGGTAAGACGTTGGCAACGCTGACTGCACTCACCGCTTTAATAATAAACCCACAAGAGCGCGTAAGAAATATTCTAATCGTAGCGCCGAAACGTGTGGCACGAAGCGTGTGGGTGCAGGAGGCGGCCAAATACGACATGCCCCTTAATATACGTTTTTGCGACCGTGCGCTCGACGTGAAGCTATTTTTGTGCGAGCCTACAACGCACCACATAGCCGTGTGTAGCGTGACGCGCATGGAAGAGATACCGCACGGTTGCTGGGACTGCGTGGTGATGGACGAGAGCACGCTGTTCAAACACCACCGATCAAAACGTAGCAAAGAGATACGTCGTATCTGCAATAAAGTGCCTCGACGTATAGAGTTATCCGGTACACCGGTTCACGGCGGGTACGAGAATTTGTGGCACCAATGTTTTCTGCTCGACGGAGGGGCGGCTCTCGGTAAAACGCTCGGTTCGTTTCGGGAGCGCTTTATGCGCGTCAAATATCAAGTCAACGGCGTAGTTACGGTGTTCGAGGCCGACCCGTTGAAGATACCGGAATTGTTCAAAGCGTTGAGACCGCTGGTTTACGTCGTCGACTACAAAGCAAACCTCCCGGAATGCCTATTTAAGAACGTGTACGTTGACTTGCCTCGCAAAGTTCTGAAGCAATACGAGACGCTGGAGCGTGATTTCGTTTTGACTTACCAAACGGAATCCGGTATGAATCCGTATGCCAACTCACGAACCGTCGTAGCGTTTTCGAGCTCTTCGCTCGGTATCAAACTACGTCAAATAGCGTCGGGTTGCTTGTACGACGACGAGGAGCGCACCTCGTACACGGTTATGCACTCGGAGAAAATATCCGCTCTTAAAGAGATACGAGAAACGTATGACGGGGGTATACTCGTGGTTTACCAATTCAAAAGTGAGCTGAACGAACTACAAACCGCGTTTCCCGAGGCCGGGCGTATCGAGACCAACGAGGACGTGGAACGATGGAACCGTGGAGGTATGGGTATGGCGCTTGTGCATCCCGCAAGCGTCGGACACGGATTGAACTTACAATTTGGAGGACACGTTATTGTGTGGTTTAGTCTAACGTATGACGCCGAGTTGTACGCACAGCTAAATAAACGACTTCACCGAAACGGCCAAAAAGAGACCGTGAGTATCGTTCACTTACTTGCAAAGGGGACGATAGACGAACGTGTACTAAAAGTATTGGAGAAGAAAGAGGATCACGCTATTAACTTGACTAAAAATGTTTAGGATTTCAGACGAACTGTACAGCAGGATAGCAGAGGCCATTTATGAAAAAGTAGATTGGGACGATGCTTACGTCTCGCTCATAAAATTCTTCAAATGCGGTGACGGAGAACTATATTTTGCCATCTCGTCGCTTGTAACGTTCTCCGAATCGAACAATGTGGACGGTATCGAGCGAACGATAACAGACCTTGCTGTTTTATCGTGCGGGGTGGAATATATGCGCGTGGATGATACTATCGTTGTGACGGACTTCGATATTTCCGAGTTGAAGAAATTTTTATAAACGCAAAACGGGCCTCTATACAACAACCGTATAGAGGCCCGTTTTGCGTTTATACGTCGTCAGAACGCGACCGCACCCACAGGTATGTACCCGTTGATACTTTTGGCCAACGTCACGCCGATGTACACCGACGCTGTTAGCGGTTGCGTTAGCATACCCGTTGGCGAAGCGACAGGCTGTGAAAAGTTTAGCGTAACCGTGGCGCTTCCGCTCGAAACGTGGAAAGACAGCGGTATTATGTCGGGGAAATTCGGGAAGTTGCCGTTGAGGTTTATACCGAGCGACACGTTAGACGCAAGTCTTACAGAGCTCACCTTGACGGAGTTGTCTATGCCGCCGGCGCTTACGATCGTAGACAGCGGTACGGTCGACGTTCCGAGGGACAAAGTAAGACCGGCCCATCCTATACGTTTGTGCGGCTGGGATAGCTGTGCGTCCGACACGGCACCGTTCGCTATCCGCGTTCCGGTGATAGCGCCGTTTGCGATCTGCGGACCTGTGATGGACATCGGCTTAAGCATACTTGCGGGTATGTCGCCCTGCGTCATCATCATGGCGCACCGGAAAACCTCTACGGCCTCGGCGATAGGAATGCTGAAAAGGAACGTCGATGTGTCCGATTTCTTCCCCGTTACGATGTTGTAGGACGAGAACTGTTGACTTGCCCCGCCCTCGATAACCCGCACGTCGCCGGACGGCACGGTATCGACGTATACGTTTCCTCCGACTGAAATTTTGTCGGAGGTTGACGCCGGGTAGTAGTACAACTGTCCGCCGTAACTTAACGCCCCGGCGCTGAACGTATTGTCGGCTTGCGGATGGAAGCCCCAAAGTATAACCGGCGTACTTTGCTTGGGCCCTGCGACGAAAAGCGAGCCGATTGCAGCCCACAGGTCCTGCAAATCAGACAGACGTAAAGGGCGCCCCTTCCCGGGATTTGCGGAATTAAGCGTTAGAATGTTAGCCATCACTCAAATTTTAAGGTGTATGCAACGTAGAATGGTAATAAAAGTTCAAGATACGCTTGAACTTCGCTTTGGCTTGCCCCGTTAAGCGTTATGATTATTTCTCCAGCGTTTGCCGCGGGGGTGTACGGGATGAGAGGGTCGCCTGTTGGCGGGTACGAGTACGGCGTTTGCAGCGGGCTCGTGTCGTCATACGATACAAATACCTCATCGACGTATTGATTAACCGTCATAGTGGCTCCCGTTATAGCGTTTATGAGCCGCGATATTTGATCCGCGCTGTTCGTGCACTCGGCTATGGCGAGTGCTATAAGTCGGGCCCGTCTGAACGTTTGAGATACGAACGGTAGGCACAAACAAAATACAAACTTGTATAGCGTTGACATACTACCGTCCGACCTACCGCTGAACTCTCGTAGCAAGAACGCTACGAGTTTGGGCATACAGATGTACCGGAACATCACGAGATAGTTTTAATCATGTCCACTGTAATAGGTGTAGCGAACGTAAAGGCCCCGTTCAGAAGCTGGAATACACCCTGCGTAGGGTACACGTGATTTGTTGAGCCGGATAAGCTCACTTCTGACGCGACGGGATTTCCGAAACCGACAGCCCGCACACCTGCAAACTGCTGGATCACGTCCGAGATTTCGGTGAGCGTGACGGTGTTACTCGTGCGTAACTGCGCCTCATGATTCAGTAAGTTCTGCGTTATCTGCGCTACGGCGTCCCCCGCGTCGACGCCTCGCTCCACGTAGATAACCATGTACGGGTCGGAGATTTGCGCTACCCGCAGGGATGTTATGTTCAGATTAAGTCCGAGCGGCTGGAACGCGGAAAAGTACGTTTTGAATGAGGCAAGTTCGTCCGACGTCAGCGCCCGAAGATGGCCGTCGTCCCCGAGTGCATTTACAAGCAGAGTGTACTGCGGGTATGTTCCTACAATATAGGCCTGCTTGATAATTTGTTTCTCGGTGTCTACCGTCTCGTAAAAGGCGGCTTGGCTTATAGGATCGTAGGAGAGTTGATCCCCGTTTTGGAACGCAACGGCTTTACGACGATAGTATTCTATCGTCGTAACACGTTGATTCGCCAAAGCGGCATTTATGACGTTGAGCGTGTTCTGACGCTCAAGCGCCTCGGCGTCGGCAAACGTACCTACAACGTCAATGATCTTTGCTTCGATCGAGGCGTTGCTATCGGTTAAGTTAGGGACGAGCTGTTTCAGCGCGTTCCATATCGTAGATACTGCTCCCATACGTTTTATTGCATGAATAAATCCCAACCTCTTTGTACCTCGGTGATGTTAGCCTCCACTCCGTTTTCCACACGAGACATTGCGGCCACGATCGGAACCATCACGTCCTTGTTCGTCGACGTGATACGGCTGTTCTCCGGAACCCCGGATTCCGAGGACACGGCGCGTATATACGCTTCTGTGTCGTTGTTGTCTTTCGGCGGAGCCCACCTTGAGATCATGGCACGTATTGTGGACAGGCCATACTTCTTTTGGTAGGTGTTGAGCGTCACAAATATGGCGCGATAGCCATACTCGATGCTCTCGAACTGCTTAAACGACGGGTCGGCCGACGGTTTGATCTCCCCGAGAAAATTGTCGCTATTCTGACGAATGTTTCCGGGGTTATTGTTTCGTAAACCTCGTGACATGGTAATTTAGAATAAAAGTTTTACGATAAAGAAGTGCACAGTACCACCCAACGCAGTACCGATGAGGTTACACGTAAAGTCTACCCAATCCCACGACTTGATAGACTTCGAGGCCTGTACGTCTTTAGCCTCCGTGGTAAGCGACGCACCCACGCCTGCCTGCCAACCGAATACCGACGACAAGACGAAACATCCGAGAATGTGGATGTACCGATTAGATTCTTTGAGCCACGATATGACACTCATACTGTATAAAATTTTGTTATGGTCTACCACGTAACCATAGTATCCGCGTACCCCTGCGCCTGCTCGATAATTGGTTGCAGGGCCGCAAGGTCAGTCGTGAACGGGGCCTTGTCTTTAGCCAACTCGTTGTAGACAGTTGATACGGTTATGTCGAGCTCTTTTCCGACAAGGCCCGGCGTCCACGTTTGACCTATGTCGTTTACGTCGCTTCCCGGTGACGGCATATCGGAAAAACCGATACGGGCGCCAGCAGGTAACTGTTGCAGGATGGCCGGTACACCGGCTAACGACCCGTAAAGGTTGAAAGCGAGGTCGATAATTGTAGTGTTCGGATCAACTATCATACGTCCCTTTGAATTGAATATCGTTTTCCGATAAAGTTATTGATACGTTCGAGGCACCATCAGATTCTGCGGCACGAACCGCCTCGGAGATCACCGCGCTGGCCGCCGAACTACGTTGGTTCACAATGCGCGAGCCGAGTTGGACGCCCACCTCGGGGTACGTTACACGGCATACCTGTGACATAGCTATGAGGGCGACGTTTTGGTTACTCGTGTCGGCGACGACAAAGCTACCGTTTGACCCGATAACTATGTCGTTATCGTCGAAGTTGAAGAATAGAGCGCTTATCATTGTAAAACGTTTTTATTCTCGTAGTCGTCGTTAGAGAAGTCCTGTACTTTGATCTGCGTGAATATCGTACCCGTGGTTGATCCAGAGCCGGAGCTCGTGCTGACAGGGTGCGAGTGCGTTGCTATGTTCGCTTGGATCTGGTTTATCTGTGCGCACAGGCTGTTTAACGCTTTCGTCAACCGTCCGACCTCTACCAACCCGCCGAGGTCGCCCCCATTGAACGTGATCGTTGATCCCGACACGTTTATCGACGCCTCGGAGGTTGTAAAATTTATAGTGTCGTTCTCTGCGTCTAACGTAGCACTTACGTCCCCCGATATGATCTCGATGTACGCTATCGCGGACATACCTACAAAGATAGGAGTGTTCAAGTTGCTGTCGAGGAACGCGATGGCGGCTTGTGACCCAACAACCGGTATGACGGTTATACCCCCCGAATCGATGGGCAGGAACGAGAGCGGTACGGGGAACGTGTTAGTATCCTCGTATATGAATACGTTTGCTACACCAGCCTCTTTGTCCACAGATGCGACCGTCACAGACGTTGTGCGTAGCCGTGAGAACTGTCTCGCTAACTGACGACCAAACGTTGCGCCTGCGTCTTCTATTTGATCGTATTTCATATTGCGAATACTTTATCTGTTACTGTCAACGTCTGAAAGTACCCCGAATCGCTACAAGATAACTCGTATTCAAGGACGTAGTAATTACCGCTCAAATCGGCGAACAGCGTATGGTTCAACTGAACAGACTGCAACGGTTCGATCTTTGGATACAAAGGTACAACTATGCGACCTTTGTTACGCAGACCCTGCATGGACAGAAGTTGTCTGTCCGCCGCCGCTTGTAACCCCTCTATGGTCTTAAGCGGCGAGTAGGAACAAATAGTTTCGGCGTACTTTTTATCGAGTGCGCTTTTCTGTTTAACGCTACGAGAGTTGCGCATACCTCCGATGGCCGTGTATCTTCTACCGTTTTTCAACGTGCCTGCTACCCGTACTTCGTAATTGATAAATCTGCTATCTTCACGTATGAGATTGGTATCAAACACGTTGTAACGGGTGTCAAGCTTCTCCGCTGGTCTTGTTGAATCTTTAGTAAGGGCTCCAACGTAAAGCTCTCCGTTATCCGTCACGCCGCCGTACAGATACATTTGCTGCATGATACCTTGAACGGTATCGTAGGGACTACAGTCTACCGGATTATTAAACGGGAATGTGCCCGTCTCCGCTTGAACGTATGGTCCCCCGGTCACATACCTCAATTCGACCACGTTTTTACTGAACCCGGCGTTTTCACGCTCCTTTTTGAACGCTTCGTTTGCAATCGGTATTATATCGTTTGCAATTTGAGACATAGTTACGTCTCCCCACGTTTTCTGAATCCGACCAAACTTTAACGCAAAGGTCATATCCCGAGCGTAGATCGTCATAGGAAATCCCTCGACAATCTGCTCGATGAAACCATGAAACACGGTAAGTTTGTCGTAACCCTCGTACCAACAGTTCACCGTGATTTCGGCGAGGGTTTTAACAAGGTTTGGGGCAAGCTCGTACCGAAGCCTCGGTTTAGCGTACCCCGAATTTGTTACGCCAATCGCGTACAGCGGTATCGTTATAACAGCGGAATCACCGAGCTGTCTGTCATTGCCGGAAACGCGCAAGGTCTCAAACTGACCAACGTTTATCCCCTCAATGATAACTTCGTTTCGACAAATAACGCGATTGCAATTCATACTACGTGTCCGAATTGAGCTCCCGGAGATCAAATGCGATTAGGTTCTTTCCGTCTCGCGTTTCTCCGAATTTCACCTCCGTGAGGGAGAAGTTAAAGTCAAATGTGAACATACCTACTCTCGGTGTGAACTTGTACTCGGTCATGAAAACATACGTCACACCGAACGTGTTGTTTATCATATCGTTTCGCACAGCAAAGATAGCGTCGTCCTCGTAAAATTCTCGGAGGAACGCCGCTAACTCTGCAACCTTTGCGTTAAGCGTCGAGCCGTTAGCCGCCTCTACGATTTTGAGCGATTCTTGCGCCTCTCGAAGCGTTATTCGCAAGGAACAGTCGATCGTTTTTGCCTCTTTGCGCGTCTGCTGGATAATATCCGGACCGTCTACAAGAGCAGATACGTTGAGCCTTTTCCGAGCCTGCAACGTAAACGTCTGCGACATTGGCATAAAGTAGTCTCCGAGTTGCAGCGAATACAGCTTTGTGTAGTCAAATCTGTCAAGTCGACCCCACGTCTGCGATTCGGCGGTTCCTTGATCCACCGCCTGCGACGCTTGCTGTGCAAGAAACGGCGTCGATTCAGTCTTTTTCTTGAAGAGCCCCGCCGTCCCGATACCGATCCACGTTTTTGCCAACGTGACAACCGGCAGATTCTGCGCGATAGACACAATATCTGTCGCTGTCTCGACCACGTTATTGATATACGCGCCTGCTTCATTGCGGTAGGTGTTACGCATATTAATCGTGGACGTAGCTATCTCTTTCTGAAATTGTCCCATAGTTAGAAATAACCCGTTGACATTTTACCTGTCGCCCCGAGGAGCGCTTTTTGTATGGCCTGCGACGTAAGTTGCTCGATGCTTTCACGCACCTCCGCAACGACTTGCGTCGGATCGTCCGATACGATCTGACTGTCCCACTTAACGATAGCGTCGTTAAAATTAATCGTCAGACTGCGCATACCTCTATTAAACCCGGACATACTCGACCCGTCGTCGGTACCCGTTCCTACATCCCCACGCAAATCGGGTATCTTCGATGCGTTGTCTTTCATGCGTCGAATCTCCTCGTCGGCCCACAACAAAGGGTACTCCGGCCCGAGTCTCGTCGCCGCGTAGGAGTCCTGTGGATGCGCAGTCAGGTAATTCGAGAAAAACGTGTAATCGTCTGACGGTAAAATACTTCTCGCCTTTCGGCTCATGATAGAGTTATACCCAATAACGTCAGATTTAGATTGAAGTACCGACGTCTTTGACGCAAGCGGGCCGTAGGCTATGACTGCGTTTTGCTTATTCGGGTCCGCCGACCACTCCGATTTCCATCTGCTGAACGTCGATTCAAATTCGAGTTTTTGAATCTCCGGGTCGGAGCTCCTCGCGAGCCCCGACGCCAACCACCGCGAGTATATTTCGCTTTTAGCGGTGCTAACAGACTGTTCGATTGTGCGTCTACGTTGATCACGTGCGCGTCCGCGACTTACCGAATCCCCGATGTCAATACCGAGAAAGTCTGCTACCGCCGTGGTTAAACGGCTCACCGTACTTGTGATGGTATCCGTGTTATCCGTAAGATACGAAATAAGTTCGATCAAAGAACTAACCGAATTGCGGAAGCCGGTATCATTACTCAAAGAAGTGATGAGCCCCGACAGAGCGTCGCCGATAGAACGTATTAATTCTGCCGAATATGACGCTACTTTCATCCATTCGGGGTTTTCCGCAAGTTTCGCCCACATATCCTGCGTAGCTACGCTTACCATACCTCGGGCTTGCATGATAAGGCTTGACGAGTTTTCAAGGTCGTACCTTGTCAACACGTCCATGAAGTTGGCCTTATCTTTAAGCCACGAGTTTGCGTCGATTTGCTCACCTCGTTTTGCGATCTCGTCGAGAGCGTAACGCTTAAGAATCGGGGCTTGGTTCAACAGCTCTCGGATGTCTCGCAAGTTCGGTGAATCCTGCGCGAGAATCTGCTGGAAGTTAGTCATGACGCGCTCAAACGGCGCGCCGGACTGTTGTGCTACCAAACCGCCTACTCGGGTTAAAGCCGTTGCATCCGAAACGTTAAGCGTTCGGCCTTTCGTTCCAACTCGTAAACCTGTAAGAACGTTGATAGTTGACAACGCTACGGATCGTTCCAATCCGTAGTTCTGCGCCAAAAGGTCTGCGCTTTCCTGCGCCCGTAAGAACTCATCGCCCATACCGAGGCGGGCTTGATTCCTACGTTGTATGATACGGACGCCCTCCGCCATTCCCTCGGACATGAGAATCCGATTCAAGGCAAACATACCTATGGCACCAGTAGCGTACTGCCCGACGGTCACTTTGGCCACCGCTTTGACAATAGCCTTACCTATGGAGGTTACGATGCCTGTGGCTATGCCGAGTGCGTTCGCTCGGCTCATGAAAGATTCCGCGTCTATACCGAGTATGCGACCGTTCGCGTCCGGCTGTAAAATAGTCGAAAATCTACCGCTGAATCCACCCATGCGGAATCCTGTACCGTATGAGAAAATTCTCGTGGACCTATGTCGACGGTACTGTGTCGTGCTTTCACGTTCAAGCTCACGATAGTACGCTGACATTGAACGCAGAGCGTCGCTCCGACGGGTAAGACTTGCGATGTACTCTCGAAACGCCGGGTCTGACCTACCTGTTCCTGTGTAGGGCCCACGTCCAGCAGGTGCGGAGCCTACTCGAATAGTCCGGGTAGGTATCGACGCGGAAACCGATCCTACCGTTCGTAGGGCTTGGGCGAGCGTAGTTGCGTTAGCGGCGGCCAAACCGAGTGCCGCCGCTAACTTCTCCGTTCTCTCCACCGCGTTACCGGTGAGATTCAGTATGATACTATACTCTGCCATCCCTAACGTATTTTTCTATCTTTTCGTCGAGCCCACTTACTGACCACGGGGATAATTCAAAGCAACGCATTAAATGATACGATGCCTCGAATAGCTCCTCCACCAACGTTCGGGGGTACAACTTGTCGTCGAGCATAACGTGATACGGAACGTTGCAATAGTGCGACACGAATACACGTTTAACGAACATTGGGTCGCTTTTCGTTACCCGATTCAGCACTTTGAACGTATGAACGAGACGCTTTGCCTCATCCTGTTGCTCCTCCTTTACGCCCGGAATATCCCCCGTCGGGTAGGTCAGTCGTTCATAAAAAAATCACGTAACGCTTTCTGAATGTCGACGTCGTGAAGCGCGGTTCGTGCGGCTCGTAAGTCGTGACGAACGCAACTTACGTCACTTTTTTCGTTGAGCAAATCAGCTTCTTTGTGTACCACAAAGAGCTCAACAAACCTACGTGCGGCATCGTTTTCCGTCTTGAACGGAGACGGAGCGCCGGACGCCATGTCTGCGTAGTTGAAAGCGAACTCTACGTGATCGTCGTTTCGACGATCAAACGGTACGAGCTCTACGATGATGTTTTTGTCGCCGTCCGGTGTGAGGACGTTGCGAAGTTCGAGTTTCTTAAATTTCATATCCTGCAATGTTTAGTGATTTGCGATGTAGGGAGCGGTCAAACTCCCTACACCAAAATACGGCCCGCACCTACGCGGGAACCGTAACGCGCCTCTTTCCGCGAGCGCGGAAACGCCACGACTTGAGAGTCTCGGTTGCGCGACGTTCAACGGCGTCGCCCTCTTCGAGACCGGTACAGTTGTAGTACGTTTCCGTGGTAGACGTCGCCGGTACGTCACGGCGCTTATGCCAAACAGCCGTAATCGTCGCCGCTTCGACAATCTGTCGGATGTGCGTGATCGGGTTGTCTGTGTTGGCCGTAGCGGCGGCCAGCGCGTCGAGGATCGTGTTAGCCTCCGCCTCCTGCAACGTGAGCGCCACGTCATACGTGTTTCCTCCGTTGTCAGTTGCGATAGGCTCATCGGTAGAGATGGCTCCGATGTCGTCCGTCGTACCCGAAATGTTCGCGGTGAAGTTGGATGCCGTCTCTACCTTGTAGGCGACACCAATAACGTCGAAGTTGATGTACACGTCGACGTCCCTTGCTCCAATTACTTTCTGCATACTACGTGAGACTGCTTACATAGAACACAAAAGCGTCAACCCACCGCAACGTCGGAGCGGCGAGAATCTGCAACGTAACCTCCCAGGTTCGCGTACCTACCATGTCGTTGTTCTGCGCAACGAGAGAGATACGTGCGTCGGAAATATCGCCCGATTCGATGTAGGGGTTGATTACCGTCGCAATTGCGTTGTCGATAACAACCTGCCTGTACGTCGGGTCGATGTCACCTGCTGCGTTGACCGGGACTTTGCTGTTAATATACGGCGTAAAGAAGTCGCGCAGATCGTCGACCATAGACGCGATGGTTCTTGCCGCTTCGAGGGTACTCAACGATGTGGTGGCCTCGGCGCACGTAGCACCGTCGTTGAACCACAGGCCGTTGCGGGGCGGACGAGTACGTGCGAAGATGTACTGTTTGCTTCCGAGAGCGTTGATCATGTCGAGCGCGAGCGTGCCACACGGAGTGTTAGCCGGGAACGCAGTCCCCTCCGGGTCGACGAAAAACAGAGAGGTATCGAAGCGGGCCAGCGACGTGTCGCCGATAGACGTGCCGACAGAGAGCTGTGACATGTAGCCACCAATACGTCCTACGATCGGTCTACCCCCAGCCACGTCCGTAACGATTACTACCCCCACCATCATTGCGTCCTGCTCGGATAAGTCCCCTATAGAGGTTGATCCGTTCTCCGCGAGATTTTCCGTAACGAACTGCTGACCGTCAAACACGCATACAACCGAGAACCCCTCCGTGTACGCAGAGTTGATAGCCGTCTGAACGTCAGCCGGGGTTATGTCGGTTTCCTTCGGCGCGAGAGAGATCATGATGTTCCGGGGGCGGTACTCGAATCCGTTTGCCACGGTCTCACGCAACCACGGAACGAGCGTTCTTTTGATCGAGTTACCTGCGTTGCTGTCGGGTACACCTACAATCCACAGCATAGTCCCGTTATTGTTGATAGCGGAAGTGGGGTTGTAGAAGTCGTTGACCTGCTTGTACAGCTCCGGGTTGTTTGACTGCGTTACCCCAAGCGCAGTCAATCCGGCCGGAGAGGTAATCAGGTACGGTTTGGACAGCTCCAACGGCATGGTTCCACCGGAACCCGCCGCCGCACCTACAACGATCAGCATCGAGTTCGCGTTGACCTGCGGGGTCGATCCGAGCTGTGTGTTGGTGACTTGAATGTTAATACCTGTCTGTGCCATACCTATTTTGTTTCCTCGTTACCGGATTCCTCGATAACGCCGGTCGCGTCGAGAACCTCGGGCGCCTCTTTTACAAGGCCGAGGCTCTTTTTCACGTCGTCCACGATAGCGTCATCTACCGGGCCGTCGGCTTTGTACTCACGTTCTTTGGGCTGCTGGGTCGTGCGCATCTTCGGGATAACCGCATTCCTGAACAGCGCCGCGAACACGCCTGTGTTCTTTGCGAACTGCTTAAGGTTGTCGTTCGTCACGTTTTCCTCCGTGATCTCGATGTAGCCGACGAGTTTGGCCGGGTCGCCGATGATCATGTTGCGGACGCGCACAGCGTTCTCGACAGCACTCTTTGTGCGAAACATAACGCCCTCCGACGTGACGTACAGCATTTTGTACCGACGCACGCTCGTGGCGATTTCGCAAATCTGTTGGATATTGAAAGTTGCGTTCATGTTTTACGTTTTTATGGCAGACCGGTGTTACCCGGCCTGCCTATTCAACCTTACTCCTGTACCGCCGGTGCGATAACTGCGACACCCTTGCCGTTTTCACGGGCTACGGTGGCGCCGGTCGACATCCATCCCGACATGGTGATACCGTAGTTCACGGGATCGGGCATGACAGTGACGTCGATCGAGCCTACACCGGCGATGATCTCGCCCTCGACGAACGCAACAGCGGCGCCCACGTGGTTGGCCGTCGTTACAGCGGCCGTGATCGCGTCGATCGATCCATTCTCGCTATCGACCGTCCCGTCAGCGTACATGGCCGGGTCGAGTTCAACTTCGTTCGACGTCGTGTTGAAGCGAGCGACCGGGTTACGTCCGCAGATACGCGATCCGTTGTACTCGAAGCCGCTGCCGACAGAGCCGGACAGGTGCGGAGTGAGCAACGTTTTGAACGTCGGGTCGGTTGCGAGTTTGGTGAAGAGGTTGGACGGGACGACGATCTCGACCTTACGATCGTTCAGACGGTAGTTCTGCGTGAGGAACGCACCTACGGTCATCGTGATGTCGTCGGACGAGATACCCTTGATGTTCACGTTCGAGTTGGGTGCCTCGACCGGGAACAGGCCCTGCGACGAGAACGAATCACCCGTCGTGCGGAGAACCGTGGCACCGTCGGTGTTAGCGGCCACCTGGAGGATGTACGTTGCTACGTCCGACATGAGCGAATCCATCGCAATCGACCAACCCCACGACTGCTTGTCGTATGCGAGGATAGCCATATCAGCGTACTGGAACGTGATCGGCTGAATCGAGAACACCTGACGCGCGATCGTGCGCTTGATGTCGTCGTAGAAGTAGCGCTGTGCGTTGACCGGCGTGGTCGAACCCACATACGTGGCGGGATTCACACCACTCTCAACGTAGATCGCACCCTCACGATCGGACATGGGAACGAAGCGGATAGACCGCATGAACGTGTTGTCCGGGAGGAGCTTCTCGAGGAACAGCGACATCCACTTAATGACGCCGAGGTCAGCGGCAGTAAGGGTAGCCGCGGCCGCACCACCTGCGGCGCACTCTACGAGGAACTTCAGACCGTTCTTACGCTCGCGCGTAATACCGTTGGTGAAGTTACATGCGTTTGCGAGAACCACCATACGCTCGTCCGACAGCATGGCGCTGGCGAGCAGGCGCACGGTCTCTACGTTGTCCGGGTTGTTGTCCGCGGACGTTGCCCCGCTACGGAAAGCGGAGTTCAGCGAATTGAGACGTGCCTTGAACGCCTCGTCGCACATGATTTCCTTAAAAGTTTTCGGCATATTGCGTGAAATTGTTTGGTTGTCCAAAACTCGGTCATGCCAACTCATACCTGCTGGCATGGTCATTTTGCGTTTGGGTTCGCCCTCCGAAGCGTCGATGGGCTCCGGTGCGGGCTCCGGTGCGGGTTCCGGTGCGGGTTCCGGTGCGGGTTCCGATGCGGGCTCCGGTGCGGGTTCCGGTGCGGGTTCCGGTGCGGGTTCCGGTGCGGGTTCCGGTGCGGGCTCCGGTGCGGGTTCCGGTGCGGGTTCCGGTGCGGGTTCCGGTGCGGGT